CCAACAAGTGTAATGGCACAAGATCTTTTAACTACATATAAGTACGGTTGGAAAACATCTTACTATCAGAACACCTACGATGTTAAGACAGATGAGGTTGAGAGTGATAATGAAACACCAAATACCCAATTAGACACGTTAATTGAGGATATCATGTCCTCAGATCAGGAGGAGGCTTGTGAAAGCTGTGCAATTTAGAAAAGATTCTACGGAGAAAAAAGTGGTTGATTCTATGACTGTGTTCAACACACGAAAAGTTGACACTAAAAAGCAACCAATGTTTTTTGGTGCACCTTTAGGTGTTCAGAGATACGACTCTTATAAGTATCCTGCGTTTGAGAACTTAACTAAGTCTCAGTTAGGATATTTTTGGAGACCAGAAGAAGTGTCTCTACAGAAGGATCGTGGTGATTATCAATCACTAAGACCAGAACAAAAACATATCTTCACATCAAACTTGAAGTATCAAGTGATGCTTGACTCTGTACAAGGTCGTGCACCTGGTATGGCATTTGCACCATATTGTTCTCTACCTGAGTTAGAAGCATGTATGAATGTATGGCAGATGATGGAAATGATTCACTCTCGTTCATACACATACATTATGAAGAACGTATATTCAGATCCAAGTGAGGTATTTGATACGATACTTGAAGATGAAAGAATTTTAGAACGTGCTGCAAATGTAACTGGTTCATATGATTCTTTTGTAAACTCAGCACACCAGTATGATCAAAGTAATTGGTGGAGAGATGATTGGAAAGGTAGTTACAATTCTGCCTTTGAAAGAAAAGAATTGAAAAGAAAACTTTATCGTGCAGTTGCTAATGTCAATATCTTGGAAGGTATACGTTTTTATGTTTCTTTTGCTTGTTCGTTTGCTTTTGGTGAACTCAAACTTATGGAGGGGTCAGCAAAAATCATCTCACTTATTGCGAGAGATGAAAACCAACATCTTGCGATCACTCAAAACATTTTAAACAATTGGAGAAAGGGTGATGATCCAGACATGGTTGAGATTGTAAAAGAAGAAGAGCAATGGTTGATTCAAGCATTTAAGAATACTGTTGATGAAGAAAAGAGATGGGCAGAGTATCTTTTCAAAGATGGTTCAATGATTGGATTAAATGATAAACTACTACAACAGTATGTTGAGTGGGTAGCAAATCGTAGAATACGTGCGATTGGATTTAAACCAATCTATGATGTACCTGCAAGAAACAATCCATTACCTTGGACAGAACATTGGATTAGTTCTAAAGGATTACAAGTAGCACCACAGGAGACAGAGGTAGAGTCTTACATTGTCGGTGGTATCAAACAAGACGTAAAGAAAGATACGTTCTCAGGGTTCAAGTTATAATATAAGAGGGTTTAAACCCTCTTTTTTATTGTCTATATAAAAAAGATAATTTTTATAGGATGGAAGTTGATTATGAAAACCCGTGGATTTATGAAGGTGTTCCTTTTACCTCTGATGATATTGGCGACTACTATGGGTTCGTCTATCGCATCACCAATACCACCACTCAGAAATCCTACATCGGAAGAAAGTACTTTTGGCAGAAGAGGAAGCCCAGAGGAGGAAAACGAAGAGTCACAAGTGAATCAGACTGGAAGCGATATTACGGAAGCTCTGACAACCTTAAACAAGATATTAGAAGCATTGGTAGAGGTTCTTTCAGAAGAGAAATCCTCTCCCTCCACACAACCCTCGGAAAAGTAAACTACGAGGAGACAAAACAACTGTTTCTTCACAATGTGTTAATGGAAGCACTTGACGATGGGACGCCAATGTACTATAATAGCAACATACTCGGACGTTATATGCGTAAAGACTATGGCAACTTTGAAACAGACAGTAAATGACACACATAAGTGGTCACTTTCTCGTATCTGTGAACTCTGCAGCTATGGTGAAATGGAAAACGTTATGAATGGAAATGCATTACGTCAAGAATTTGATGAATGGATTACTTCTTACGATGAAAATTCAGACGAAGAAATTATCTCTTTAGCATATATCGGAGAAGGAAGTGAGTATGACAATTAGTTTATTCTTTAAATAATCATGTTACAGAAAATTGTAAATGGAATCGCTATTGCAAGTGGTGTTGTATCTCTCACCGTTGTTGGTGCTGCTGGTTACGTATTCATACGTAAGGATGCGATTATCGACAACATCAAAAGCAAGGTAATGGAATCAGTTCTACCTGGCGGACTTGGTACAGGAGCACTTGGTGGAGCATTGGATTTACCAGATTTTAGTAATCCTATGGCGGCACCCGATTCACCTACACCTGATGCACCTGCAACAGGACCTTTATCACCCTTTTAGTTAATATAAAGTTAAGATGTCTATATATAAATAGTCGTCTTAATTTTTATGGCTGAAGAAGTAAAAAAGGAAGAACCCAAAAAGGTAGGACCACTTGGTAAGTTAAAAGAACTCGCAGAGGACAAAGAGGAGCAGATGGAAATCTTCTCCACTTTTGTGCGCTTGGGTATCTTAATCTGGAGTGGTGGAATATTGACATTGAATTATGTTTCAATTCCTAACTTCCCTCAGAAAAACATTGATCCAACTTTCATAGCGAGCGTCTTCACAGGAGTTTTAGCTAGTTTTGGAATCCAAACTGCAAAGAACAAAGATAAGGGTGCAGTTGCAAAACAAGCACCACCTATATCAAAAGCAGATATGGAAAAACTAATTGAAAAAGCAGCAAACACTGCACCTGCACAAACCATTCGTATCGAACAAGCACCTATGGTACTTGCTCCTACTCCCAACAAAAAGGCATAATGGAAAAAAAAGAAGTGAAATGGTCTAAGTTATTTGCACTTGGACTTGGAGGGATTCTTGGACTCTCTCATATTGGTATGATTGGAACTCTTATGAATCGTGAGAGTAAATTGCCAAGTATCAATGTGCCAGTAGGACCATATACTGCATATGAAGCAGAAGTCGGAAAAGAGGGATATAAAATTAAATATCGTGCAAACGATCCTTTGGTGATGCATGTGGAACGGGATAGTAATACAAAAGCAGGGTTTTTGGGATTGGGTAACAACAAAGTTAAAACAATTGAACAGTACACGATGGACGGTTCAGTTCACACAAGACCAAATAATTCATCAACAACAATCGCAGACGGAAAATCCGAAGCTTGTATCAAAGCAATCGGAGGTGCAGAAGGAACAGGAAGACTCGTCGGTTCCAGTATTGGTGCTAGTGCTGCTCCTGCTCTGTCTAATATTCCCTTTGTTGGTTGGGTTGCTGCTGGTTGGGTAACAATGTTCTCAGGTAATCAAGGTGCTGAGATTGGTGGTCAAATGGCAGAGGATCTAAACAAAGATTGTTAGTGTGTAAACCGACACAAGGTTGCGTAAAAATACTTACATAGTATAATAAATATTATTGTACTGGAGTTGAAAGATCATGTCCCATTACGTAATTGGTTATCACGACCAACTTAATAATCATTATGAGATATGTGAGTATGCAAATGACGCATATAGCGCAATAAAACAAGCAAGAGAGGATTTGCCAGGTATGAAGGCAAGTCCTCTTTCTTGTGAATACTGTATATTGGAGGATTAATTATGGCATATAATGTCACTGCTATTGATACAGAGGGTAATAGCACCACGTTTGAATGTGAAGAGGATGAATATATCCTTGATAAAATGGAAGAAGAGGGTATTGAAGCACCTTATTCATGTAAAGCAGGTGCATGTTCTACGTGTGCAGCAAAGATTACAGAGGGAAGTGTAAATCAAGAAGATCAATCTTTCTTAGATGATGAGCAAATTGAAGCAGGTTTTGTATTAACTTGTGTTGCTTACCCCACATCCGATCTCACAATTGAGTTAGGTAAGGAAGAAGAACTCTATTAAGTATAAATACTTATAGAGATAAAGGAGTTATGAAAAATTTACCAGTAAAATCAACAACGATTATTTTCGGAATGATTTGTGTAGCAATTTTTGCTTCTATTAACTATGCTTGGGTATGAAAAAATTTAATACATGGGTGTTAGACACCACAATTTACATCATTGATTTTCTTTACAGAGGTAGAGACTTTCAAAGATTCTGGGTTCTTGAAGTTATCGCAAGAGCACCATACTTTTCATTCATAAGTGTACTACACTTTCGTGAGTCACTTGGATTGAGAGGGGAGGATCACATATATCTAATGAAGGAACATTTCTATCAGGCACTCAATGAAACGGAACACTTGGAAGAAATGGAGCTTAGAGAAGGTAACAAGTATTGGGTTGACCGATTCTTTGCCAAACATCTTGTTTTACTTTATTATTGGATTATGGTTGGGTACTATCTTATCAATCCTGTTAACGCTTACGACATCAACATGAAGATTGAGAA